TCCGCCCAGCGGGCGGCTCGACCGCGTCCGGCGTAACCTCCCCGCCCATGAGCATCGGGCTGCCCATCATCCTCCTCGCCATCATCGTCATCGTCGCTCTCGTCTACGGCCTCGGCGCCGTGTTCGGGCGTGGCGCACGACGAGGCAGCCGCTAACCCGCCGGAGGGCCCGATGGCCAGGCGCCCATGCATCGAGGGCGGATGCACAGGGCTAGCCCCACCAGGCGCCACCCGATGCCCTCCCTGCGAGCAGACACGGCAACGTGACCGCAACGCACGACGCACCCACTACCAAGGCGACTGGCCCCGCATCAGCCGCACAGCGATCGCAGCACACCGCGCCCAACATGGGGACTGGTGCCCCGGATGGCGCCGCCCCCCACACCAGGCCACCGACCTCACCTGCGACCACGTAGACCCCCGCCGCATGAGCGCAGGCGTCCGAGTCCTGTGCCGCTCCTGCAACAGCGCACGAGGCAACACCCCCGACTAGGGCACACCACCCCACGTCGCACACTGCTGCTGACCCACGAGCGCGAGCACAACGAGCACCACGCACAGCTCGAGCAACACGACGCGCAGCAGCACCGACCTCAACCATGCGACCTCACGGAGCGTGGCAGGAGGGCAGGGGGCACCCCCTACACGGGCTTCGACGGCCGTCACGGAGACCCCGGCCAACTCCTTTCGCCCTGCGTACGGGTCTGGCGGTCGTCGGTCCCCCTGACCTGTCCTCACGGAGCGTGATATATGGCTGGTCGTGGTCCTGCTCCGAAGCCTGATGCTGAGCGTCGCCGGCGGAACCCGCCGGCCCGCCCGGAGGTCCCGACGGTGGGGGAGGGGTGGCAGCACGGCGACGTGCCGAGGCCCCCGGATGGGCTGCTCAAGGCGTCGAGGGAGGCCTGGGCGACGTGGCTGGCGGCATGGTTCGCTTCGCATTGGACGCCGTCGGATCTGCCGGGGTTGCGTCAGCTGATCCGGTTGTACGACCAGGTGGAGCGTGGCGAGTTCCAGCGGATGGGCGAGCTCCGGCTCGGCATGGACACGTACGGGATCACGCCGAAGGGCCAGCAGGACCGGCGGTGGAAGCCGCCTGAGGCCGAGAAGCCGGCGGCGGCGCCCGGGTCGAAGGGGTCGGCGTACGGCCGGCTGCGCGCGGTGTCCGAGTAGATGCCGTGGCGTGGCCCCGAGGTCGATGGCGAGTTGCCGTCGCTCGGTTGGGAGATCCTCGAGTGGAGCTTCGAGTACCTGCCTTCCCCGCGTGACTCCGATGAGCCGCTGCGGTTGACGGACGAGCAGGCCCGTCTGCTGGTCGACTGGTACACGATCGAGCCTCGGTCGGGCAGGTTCCTGTACCGCCGTGGCGTGTCGCGCCGGGCGAAGGGCTGGGGCAAGTCCCCGTTGGCCGCGATCAAGGCCCTGGCGGGCCTGTGCGGGCCTGTGCGCTTCGACGGGTGGGACAGCGAGGGCGAACCCGTAGGGCGCCCCTGGGGCGTCAAGGGCGACCCGGCGGCGTGGGTGCAGATCGCCGCGGTCTCGGAAGATCAGACGGAGAACACGCACTCGGTCGTCTACGACATGTTGACCGCGAACGACGGCCGTGCGGCCGAGGCGTTGAAGATCGACGCCGGCTTGACCCGTTCGTACCTGCGCGACGGGAAACGGACGGGGAAGCTCGAGCCGGTGACCGCTGCTGCTGGGTCCCGTGAGGGGCAGCCGGTCACCGACGCGATCCTTGACGAGACGCACCTGTGGACGCCCCGGAACGGTGGCGTGAAGCTGGCTCGGACGTTGCGCCGGAACACGGCGAAGATGAACGGCCGGACCTACGAGACCACGAACTCGTTCGAGCCGGGCGAGCAGAGCGTCGCTGAGGCGTCGCACAAGGCGGCCGAGCAGGGCGCCGCCGGCATCTTCTACGACGCGGTCGAAGCCCCGAAGGTCGACATCGACACGGCGACCGACGACGAGATCAAGGCGGCGTTGGCGGTCGCGTACGGGGACTCGTGGTGGGTGGACCTGCCCCGGCTTGTCGCCGACATCCGCGACCCGGACACACCCCGCGAGGACACGGAACGGTTCTTCTTCAACTGGAACCGGAAGGGTGCAGGTAAGGCGGTCGACCCGGCCCTGTGGGGCGCTCTGGCGAACCTCGACGCTGTGGTGCCTGCAGGTGCCCGGATCGGGCTCGGGTTCGACGGCAGCATCAGCCAGGACGCCACAGCGCTGATCGGGTGCACCGCCGACGGGCACGTGTTCGTCCCGGAGGTCGACGAGCGGCCCACGATCTGGTTGCGGCCGACCGGCGCCCCGAAGGACTGGCGGATGCCGCGCACGGCGATCATGGCCGCGGTTGAGGCAGTGTTCGCCCGCTACCAGGTGGGCCGCATGTTGTGCGATCCGCCGAAGTGGCAGACCGAGATCGAGCGGTGGGCCGAGCTCCACGGCGACGAAACGGTCCTGTTCTTCGACACGAACCAGCCCAAGCGGATGTCGGGGGCGTGCGACCGGTTCGACACGGCGCTCGCCGAGCAGGCGTTGTCCCACGACGGCGACCAGCTGCTCACCTCGCACGTTCTCGCGATGGCACGCAAGAAGGCGTACGTGAAGGCCGAGGACGAGGACGACGGCCGGACCCGGTACGTGTTCACCAAGGGCGACGACGGCCGCAAGATCGACGCCGGGATCGGCGCCGTTCTCGCCCTCGAAGCCGCGATGACCATGCCAGAGGCGGCACCCGTCCGCCGCCCCCTGTTCGCGCTGGTCTGACCCGTGAAGGAGCTGAGATGGCATCCACGCTGATCGATCGCGCTCCGTTGTCGGACCGTGTCACCGCCCAAGCCCGCGAGATCCATATCGGACGCCTGGTCCTCACCGTGCTCGCTGCCGTCCTGTTCGCTGTCGGCTGGTCGGCCGGCAAGGTGGTCACCGTCGTCGGTGGCGCCCTCGTCTGGTCGTTCGCCGCCGTCAAGGTCGGTTGGAACGACGGACGCCGCCGACACGCCGGTAGCGCCTGATGGGCCTGCTCGACCGGGTCGCTGAGGCCAAGCACACGCTGTCGTTCGGTGGCGGGCAGGGGTTCGTGGAGCCGCCGTTCTGGTCGCTCGACAACCTCGGGTCGCCGTGGGTGTACTCCGGTGGCGCCCCCGAACGTGAGAAGGTCGAGAACGACTTCGAGGGGTACGTCGCCGGCGCCTACAAGGCCGACGGGATCGTGTTCGCGTGCATCCTCACCCGGCAGCTGATCTTCTCCGAGGCCCGGTTCCAGTGGCGCGAGTTCCGCAACGGCCGGCCCGGGAACCTGTTCGGGTCACCTGAGCTCGAGCTGCTCGAGAAGCCGTGGCCGAACGGGACCACAGGCGAGCTCCTGACCCGGATGGAAGGCGACCTGTCGCTCGCCGGGAACTTCTACGCCACGACCGCCGACGATCGTGGCCGCCTCGGTCGTGCGTCCGCTGGCGGCCCCGACCGGCGCATCTCCCGGCTCCGTCCCGACTGGGTCACGATCGTTGTCGGGTCGAGGTCCGGTGACCCCCGGGCCGCTGACGCCCGTCCGATCGCCTACGTGTACGAGCCCCCGCCGACCGGTCTCGGGGACAAGGCCGACCCGGTCATCCTCATGCCCGACGAGGTGTGCCACTACTCGCTGCTCCCGGATCCGGTGGCGTCGTTCCGGGGCATGTCGTGGCTCACCCCGGTGCTCCGTGAGATCCAAGCGGACCGGGCCGCGACGGTGCACAAGTCGAAGTTCTTCGAGAACGGCGCCACGATCAACCACGCCGTCTCGATCGACAAGGACACCAGCCCCGAGTGGTTCCGCGAGTTCGTCGCCGAGTTCAAGAAGCACCACGAAGGCCTCGACAACGCCTACAAGACCGTGTTCCTCGGCGGTGGCGCCGACGTCACCGCGATCGGCACCGATTTCCGGCAGCTCGACTTCAAGGCCACGCAAGGCGCCGGTGAGACCCGCATCGCCGCGGCGTCCGGTGTCGGCGCGGTGGTCGCCCAGTTCTCCGAAGGGATGCAGGGGTCGAGCCTGAACGCCGGCAACTACGCCGCCGCGCGCCGCCGTGTCGGCGACGCCTTGTTCCGGCCTCTGTGGCGCACTGCTTCCGCCGCCCTGCAATCCCTGGTGACCCCGCCCAGAGATGGCGTGTCGCTCTGGTACGACGACCGCGACATCGCCTTCCTCCGCGAGGACCGGGGCGACATCGCCGACATCCAGAACAAGCAGGCCCAGACCATCCGCCAGCTCGTCGACGCCGGCTACGAGCCCACCTCGGTGATCGAAGCGGTCAACGCCGAGGACTGGTCGCGGCTCAAGCACTCCGGGCTGTACAGCGTCCAGCTGCAGCCCCCCACCACCAGCACCCAGCCGCCCGCTGTTCCATCGCTGAACGGCAACGGCCGAGCCCTCGAGGGGGTCTAGAGATGGACACCAAGCGGCTCGGCCGCGTCGACATCAAGAGCGCCGGCAAGGGCGAGTTCACTGCGGTCATCGCCCGGTACGGGGTGATCGACAAGGACGGCGACGTCACCATCCCCGGGGCGCACAAGGACGGCGCCACAGTCGTCGTGTCCGCCTACGGGCACCAGTCGTGGGGCGGAGCGCTCCCGGTCGGGAAAGCGACCCTGCGCACCGACGGGACCAAGACCGTCGCCGAGGGCCAGTTCTTCATGGACACCAGCCACGGCCGCGACACGTTCGAGACCGTGAAGCAGCTCGGCGACATGGGCCAGTGGTCCTACGGGTTCGACGTCGTCGACTCCGAGATGGGCGAGAAGGACGGGCAGCGCGTCCGGTTCCTCAAGGCCCAGGACATTCACGAGGTCAGCCCGGTCCTCATCGGCGCCGGGGTCGACACCCGGACGCTTTCGACCAAGTCAGCGAAGGAGACGGCCGTGGACGCGGTCCAGTACAAGGCCGCCATCCGGCCGCACCCGACAGCCACGACCGCCCGCGAGTGGGACGTCAAGTCCGTCCTCGCCGGGATCGCCGACACGGCCACCGTCAACGACCTCCGCTCGGTGCACGCCTGGGTCAACCCGGGCGGTGACCCCGAATCGAAGACCGCGTACCTGTTCCCGCACCACCACGGCATCGACGGCCCCGCCAACATGCGTGCCGTCGTGTTCGGGATCGCCGCGCTCAACGGCACCAAGTCCGGGATCCCAGACCAGGACCGTCAGGCGGTCTACGAGCATCTCGCATCGCACCTGCGCGACGCCGGCCGGGAAGTCCCGGCTCTCAAGGCGGCGCCGGGCGGCGATCCCACATTCCTCGAGGAAGCGATCGACACCCTGTCCGGGGTGTCCGATCTCCTCGTCAAGGCGCAACGAGTGGTCGCTCTACGCGCTGCCAAGGGCAAGAACCTGTCGCACGTCAACACCGAGTTCCTGGGCTGGATCAAGGACGACGTCGACGAGCTGCTCAAGCAGTTCACGGTTCTGCTCGACACGCCCCGCGAACAGGCCGCCGTCGAGTACGTGCGGTTCATCGCCCAGCAGCACAAGGAGAACCCCCGATGAGCGACACGCTCACGTTCCCGGCCCTCGACGAGCTCAACGGCAAGATCGAGGCCAAGCAGAAGGACCTCGGCGTCATCTTCGACGAGGCCGGCCCGTCGATGGACCTCTCGAAGGTCAAGTCGATCTCCGGCGACACGATGGCCAAGGCCGAAGAGATCCGGAAGCGCAACGACGAGCTCACCGACCTGTCCAAGCAGCGCGACGAGCTCGCCGGTGTCGCCAAGGCGGCGCAGCGGGTCCGTACCGCCCAGGTCGGCAACAAGACCGACGCCGGCGGCGAGAAGGGCTCCGAGCCCGGTTCGCGCGGCTACCAGGCCCCCGCCGAGGTCAAGTCGTTCGGTGAGCTGTTCACCGAGTCCGTCGCGTACAAGAACCGCAACGGTTCGGTGGGCCCCGAGGCGAAGCTCGACATCGAGCTCAAGACGCTGATGGCCACGACGGCCGGCTTCGCGCCGGAGACGACCCGCACGGGCCGCGTCGTGCCGTTCGCCACCCGCCCGGTGCAGGTGACCGACATCATCCCCATGACGACCACCTCGCAGGCCGCGGTGGTGTACATGGAGGAGACCACCTTCACCAACGCCGCCGCCGAGACGGCGGAGGGCGGCAGCTACCCGGAGGCCGCTCTGGCCCTGACCGAGCAGTCGTCGACGGTCCGCAAGATCGCCGTCTACCTCCCGGTCACCGACGAGCAGCTCGAGGACGAGCCGCAGGTTCGCGGGTACATCGACAACCGGTTGCCGTTCATGATCCGGCAGCGGCTCGACTCGCAGATCCTCGTCGGCAACGGCACCGCCCCCAACCTGCGTGGCCTCCTGAACGTGGCCGGCATCCAGACGCAGGCCAAGGGCGCCGACACCACCCCGGACGCCGTGTACAAGGCCATCAACAAGGTGCGCACGGTCGGGTTCGCCGAACCCAACGCCGTGATCATGCACCCCAACGACTGGCAGGACATCCGGCTCCTCCGTACCGCCGACGGCATCTACATCTGGGGCAACCCGGCCGACGCCGGCCCGGAGCGGATCTGGGGGCTCACCGTCGCCCAGGCCATCGGCATCACGGAGAACACCGGCGTCGTCGGCGACTTCGCGAACTTCGCCGAGCTCGCTGTCCGCCGCGGCGTCGACGTGCAGGTGTCGAACAGCCACTCGACGTACTTCGTCGAGGGCAAGCAGGCGATGCGAGCCGACATGCGTGCCGCCCTCGTGTGGTACCGGCCCACCGCGTTCTGCACCGTCACCGGCATCTGACAACCCCAGGCGGGCGAGTCCTGGGAGGGACACCGATGGCAACCAGCAAGAGCACCGAACCGAAGTCCGCGGCCGAGAAGGCCGAGACCGAGGACGTCACCCCGGGCGAAAGCCCGTACCCCGAATACGACTTCATGTCCCTCGACGAGCTCCGCGAGCTCGCCAAGGAGCGTGGCGTCACCATCAACGCCGACGTCGAGAAGGCCCACCTCGTCACCGAGCTCCGGGCCGCCGACTCGCGCGGCGTCTGACACGGCCGCAGGCCCCCGGCACGCTCCCCTGGTCGTAGCCGGGGGCCTGCACCCCGCCCACTTGTCCCTGAGGAGGGAACAGCCAATGCCCATCATCGAAGGCACCACCCGGGTCAAGTCCGCGGTTGGCGAGTACGACTTCGCGGTCGACGGCGGAACCGTCGGCACCAAGATCCTCCGCGCCGGCGACGGGGCCGGCAACAGCATCCCCGCCGGGAGCGTCATCACCGGCGGCTACATCGAGGTCGACACCGCGGTCACGTCCGGCGGCGCCGCGACCATCGCGGTCACGCTCGAAGGCGCCGGCGATCTCGTCGCCGCCGCGGCCGTGTCCGGCGCCCCCTGGTCGTCCACCGGCCGCAAGGACATCGTCCCCACCGGCACCGGGTCCACCACGGTGAAGACCAGCACCGCCCGCAGCCTCAACGCCGCGGTCGCCGTCGCCGCGTTGACCGCCGGCAAGTTCCGGGTCGTGGTGTTCTACCGGTGACCGCCCTCAACCATCACGTCTGGCGAACCGCTGACGGCGCCCACGTGCCCCACGGGCACCCCGACGCCGCGTTCCTCGCCTACCCGGCGGGTGACCTGGTCCCGGTCGCTGTCCTGGCCGAGCTCGACGTCGACAAGCCCGTCGCGCAGAAGCGCGCGTCGCGGCCCGCCGACAAGCAGGTGAAGGCCTCCGAGGGCGACAAGGGGACCTGACCATGGTGATCGTCAACGGGTACGCCGGTCTCGACGACCTCAAGTCGTGGATCGACGAGGACCTCGACACCGCCGACGCGAACGGTGTGCTCGAGCAGGCGATCGAGGTGGCGTCCCGTTGGATCGATGGCCGCTGCGACCGCCAGTTCTACACGGTGACCGGGGCCCGCACGTTCGACGCGTGCGGGCGCTGGGAGCTTCGTATCGACGACGCCACCGCGATCACGCAGGTCGCTACCGACGACAACGCCGACGGTGTCTTCGAGACGGTGTGGGCGCCGTCGGAGTGGCAGCCGATCCGGAACGCCGGCCCAGCACCAGAGGACCGCCCGTACCGGCGGATCCGGTCGGTGTCCGGCCGGACGTTCCCCCGGGTCCGTTACGACGGTCGGAACCTCCTCGTCGAGGTCACCGCCACGTGGGGATGGGCGACGGTCCCCGAGGCGGTCCACCAGGCGTGCCTCATGCAGGCGTCGCGGCTGATCAAACGCCGCAGCTCCCCGGAGGGCATCACCGGGTTCGGGTCCGAGTTCGGGCACATCCGGATCAGCCAGCGCGGCGACCCTGACGTCGAAGCGCTCCTCGCCCCGTACCGGGCAGCGGTCCTCGTCGCGTGACCAAGATCGAGCAGGTGTACGAGGCGCTCGCCCAGGCGGTCCGGACGATCCCCGGGTTGAGGTGCAAGGACTACGTCCCTGGCGACACCGAGTTCCCCGCCAGTTTCCTCGAGCCGCCGGCGATCGAGACCGACAACCTCGGCGACGACACGCTCACCCTCACGTTCGATCTCGTCGTGCTCGTGTCGACGTTCGAGCATCGCCGCCAGAAGCAGCTGTACAAGTACCAGGACCCCACGGGCCCGCACAGCATCGTCCAGGCGATCAAGGCGGACCGGTCTCTCGGGTTCGACGACGTCCACGTCCACGCAGCCGCGTGGCGGCCCCTCGCCATGGTCGAGATGTCGTACTACCGGGCGTTCGGCGCCGCGCTCACCCTCACCGTCTACGTCGGGGACTGCTGATGCTCCAGCTCGACATGTCCGCCGTTCAGCGCTGGGGCGGTCTCCTCGCCGACGAAGCCGAAGCGATCGCGCGCCGGGTCGAACCGGCGGTCGCCGCCCAGCAGGTCGACGTCCTCAACCAGATCCGGGACGACGCCCCGGAACGCACCGGCGTCATCAAGGGCAGCGTGCGCCCCACCGGCAAGGGCATGAACCGGTGGGTGCGGGTCGGTGGCAAGAAGGCGTTCTACGCCCGGTTCCACGAGTTCGGCACCCGGAAGATGCGTGCCCGCCCGTTCGTGCGCCCCAACGCCGACGGGGGCGTGTTCACCGAGTTCGAGGAGCGGGTCGACGACGCGCTCGCCCGTGGCCCCATCTACGACTGAGGAGACCCTTCCACCATGGCATTGCTCACCCCCCAGCAGATCGCGATCACCGGCCCGGCCGTCACGCACGATCCCGCCGGAGCGTCCGACACGATCCGTCCCGACGGCCGCGTGTTCCTCTGGTACAAGAACACCAACGGCGCGACCCGCAACATCACCGTGGTGGTGCCCGGCAGCGAGTACGGGCAGGCCCGGCCCGACATCGTGGCCACGATCGCGGCGACGACCGGCGAGGAACTGATCGGGCCGCTGCCCCGCGACCTGGCCGACCCCACCACGGGGCTCATCACCGTGACGACCTCGGCACAGACCGGCCTGACCGTCGCGGCCGTGAGGGTCTGATGGCCGAGGTCGAGTTCGCCAAGCCGTGGCGTGGCTACCGGCCAGGTGACCGCGTCGTGCTGGACCCGGCGGTCAAGGCTCGGCTGCTGGGCGCCGGGATCGTTCAGGAGCTCGAGCCGGAGCAGCCGGCCAAGACGAGGAAGGCAAAGGCATGACCCAGGTCACCGGCACCATCACCTACCCCGACGGGTCCCCAGCGCAGGGCGCGTCCGTCCAGTTCGTGCTCGTCGGCGCCGCCAGGGCGTTCGTGTCCGCGGACGACGAAACGGTCGTCGGCACGCAGCCCACCAAGACCGCTGACACGCTCGGCGAGTACACGATCGATCTGCCCGCCAACACGGCGATGGCCCCCGGGGGCACCCGGTGGCGCCGCCACGTGTCCGCCCGCGGGATCGTCCCGTTCTACGACGATCTGATCGTCCCGGTGTCCGGGGGCCCGTACGCCGAGGAGGACATCCTCGCGGAGCCGTTGCCGGCGCTCCCGACGTTGGGCGCGGTCACCGAGGTCGACTACAGCGAGATCGTCACCGCGAACTCGGCGGTCGCCGTCAACACGCTGGCGATCGCCTCCGTGCCGAACATCGTGGTCACCGTCCCCGATCTGGCCGAGGTCTGCTACCTGCTCGGCGCGGTTGGGGTGAAGCACTCGGTAGCGAACGCGAACGTCGCTCTCGCCATCGGCCCGACCGGTCTCACGTCCGGTCAGATCGCGCTGGCGAAGGGCGCAGGCTGGGCGCAATGCGGCGCGATCGGTGCCGTGTCGACCATCCCGCTCCGCGCCCGGATCCCAGCTCACTCGCCCGGCGACTACCAGCTCTACATCAACGGCACCGCCGGGAACGCGACCGTCGAAGCCCAGGAGTTCGCGCCGTCGTCGCTCGCCGCGTGGCGGGTCGCGGTGGCGGCATGACACGCCGCACATCCGGGGTCGGCCGCTACGCGGGTAGCGAACGCGACCTGGTGTGGACGTCGTCCGACTTCACGTCAGGTGGCCCGCTCGTCATCGTCGCCCACGGCCTCCTGGGCGGCACAGCGAACTACCAGCCCGGCAACGCCCGGCGCACCATGGACCTGCTCGCCGACGCCGGCTGCGTCGTCGTCGCCGCTGACCTCGGCGGCGCGTCGACCTGGGCGAACGACACGTTCCTCGAGCGGGTCGCGAACGTCATCAACTGGGCACGGCTCACCTACGGCGCCGACACGTCCAGGGTCGCTTTCATCGGCGACAGCATGGGAGCGATGGGCGCCCTCAACTGGGCATGGCGGAACACCGCGCAGTTCGCCTGCGCGTCGCTCCGTGTCCCCGTCGTCGCCGCCGACGCCCTCCACGACCGGAACGGCGCGATCGGGACAGCGATCGACGCCGCTTACGGGAGCCTCGCCAACTGGAACGCCGCCGTGGCAACCCGCGACCCCTCCGCGTCCGGCCCAGCCGCGCTCATCGCCGAGTTCGCCGACGACGTCCGCCTCTGGTACTCGACCGACGACCCGACCGTGCTCCCCGCCGACATCGCGGCATTCACCGCGGCGACCGGCGTCCGTGCCCAGCCTCTCGGCGCCGTGCAACACGACGAGGCCGACATCTACGCGGCGATCCCCGCCGAGTACGAGGCCCGCTGGATCCTGTCCCGGCTCGCCGCCACCCGGGCCACGACACACCCGTCCGCGGTCGCAGAGCAGGAACGTTGGCTCGCGTACATGCGCGCGCCGATCCCGTCCGCCGGATACCGCGGCGGCGACGTCACCGACGCCGTCGAGCTCCCGGACGGGCGCACCGCTTGGATCGGCGCCGACTGGTTCTCTGGCAGCGTCGATGCCGACGACACGTTCGGCGCCGCGCTCCCGTTCCGCAACGGGCTGCTGCTCGAGAACGCCGGCCAGTTCACCGGCCAGGTGTTCGCGTCCGGGAGCACAGGCGTGTGGATCGCCCCCAACCAGACCGAGCACCCGAGCACCATCTACTGGCCGATCGCCGCGACAGTCGAGGGCGGCCAGCTCCGGGTCGGGTGCTGGCTCGTCGGCGAAGGCGGCACGTACGGCGACCTCGCCGACTCGCACATCGTCAGCGTGTCGCTCACCGACCTCAAGACCATCACCAGCGTCACGAAGATGGCCAACGCCACCGAGACGTTCTTCATCGACGGGATCGTCGCCGGCGGCGACGGCTACACGTACGTGTACGGCGAGGAGTTCATCCCGGGCTACGGGGACCACGACCCTGCGTACGGCGAGAACCTGGCCACCGACGTCACCCGCAAGCGGGTCGCGCGCTGCACCACCGGGACTCTCACCACGCTCGCGGGTTGGCGCTACTGGAACGGCTCAGCCTGGGTGGCAGGCCTCGCCAACGCCGCCACCATGAAGGACACCGACGGCGACCCGATCGAGGGCGACGCCGGCGTGTGCCGTCTCCCGGACGGCAGATGGCTGCTCGCCGCTCACCAGCTGATCGACGACCACATCCGCGTCTGGACCGCGTCCCGCCCCCAAGGCCCGTGGGCACCGGCCGACCCGGTCCCAACACCGGACATGGGCGGCACCTGGTACGGCGGCCAACGCGTCGGCCAGCTCCTCAAGCTGCTCCCCGACCGCGGCGCCCCAGGCGGGCACGTCATGGCGATCGTCAGCATGAACCTCCTCGACACCTCGTCGGCGCTCAGCCTGCGCGACATCCGCACAGTCGCGCCGCGGTTCGAAGCGATCCCGATCCCCTAACCGCGAGCGGATCAGGGCGCGGCTGATCGCCAGTCCTGCCGCGCGTCTCGGCCCAACGACAACGGCCGCCAGCGGCCCCTGACCATCAGCAACCCCAACACAGCCACCCACCCCCGGGTGGCTGTGCCGCGTCCACAGGAGGACCACATGGCCCGCTATGCAAACGACGGGATGATCAAGGCGACGTGGGCGCCCACGATCGCGAACATCGCCGCTCCCACCGTCTCCGAGCTCAACGCCGGCGACGATCTCGAGTGCCACCTCACCAAGGACGGGCTCGGCGTCACCAACAACGAGAACACCGTCGACGACGGCGCCCTCTGCGAGGTGTTCGACGCCCAGCTCCCCGGCTCGTACAGCACCCAGATGGCGCTGACGCTCAAGCGGAACAACACGACGCTGTCGGACCCGTGGGGCTTCTTCGCCCGTGGTGACGAGGGCTACCTCGTTGTCCGCCGCGGTGTCGCCGCCGCCGAGGCGTGGGCAGCCGGCCAGGCCGTCGAGGTCTACCCGGCGATCGCCGGCCAGAAGTCGCCCGCCCCGACGGCGAGCAACGAGCAGGCCCGGATGACGATCAACCTGTACGGGAC